GTATTCTTAATTTAGAAGAATCAAAACCACTAATAGCTTTAACTTTCAAACCTTTTATAAAAAACTCTCCAGACGCTTGTCTAGGTTGGTTAATTGTTTGGTTTTTAGAACCGCTAATAACTTCTTTAACCGCGTCTGCTTTTCCTTGCTCGTAAAAATGTTGAGCAATTTTATCTGAATTCATAGCGGTATATAAAGCTTTGTGATAACCTGCAGCATCATTAACATTTCCATCTTTATCAAGGAACTTCCCTATAAAATTGTTAATATCAGACTGTTTTTCAGCTACTTGATCATTGTTCTGAATGCCATATCTAAATCTTTTTTCACCAACTGAGTATTCAAAACCTTTGAAATCGTTAGTAAATAAGTTTTTAGTTTCACTTTTGAACTTATCATGTCTCTGTTTAGATTCATCTTCATTCTTCTTGTATCTGTTGAAAAAATCAAAAGCTTCTTTCTGGTCTTGATTCATACCTGGTTTAAGTTTTATCTCATCATAGTACTTATCTTTTATAGAATCTAAATGTCTTTTTGCTTTAGCAACTTCTTCTTTAAAAGCAAGTTTCTTTTTTCTAATGTCTCGCTCTTCTTCTAAATCCTCATCATAAGAAAAATTATCTTCTATTAAGAAATCAATTTCTTCTTTATCTAGATGAGTCTTTGTATTTGTATAATATTCTTTTATTAATGTTAATTCGTTTACTTTCGAGTAATCTGTATTAAGTCTAACATAATCTTCAACTGTACCACCTGTTTCCTCCATGAAAGAAACTAATTTTTCAATATTTTCTGGTAATACTTTTTGAGTCTCAACTAGTTTTACTTCTGGTATCACAATTGGATTTACAGTCTCAACAACTTCCTCTGTGATCTCTTCTAAAACAACTATTTCATCTGTTTTCTCTATAACAACTATTTCAGGTTGTTCAATATCGATTACTTCTGGCGTGTTAGGTATTACTACTTTTGTTATATCTGCTTCTTTTGCAGGAGTAGTTAAATCAACTTTGATTACACCTTGTTCTACATTTAAGTTTTTTGGTTTTCTTTTTTGAATTTTAAAATCCCCTTCTTGTTTTGGTATTTCTGACATAATATAATATAATTAAATAATTTGTTTTTATTACATTGCAAAATCTTCTAATCCATCAAATCCTGAAGACTCAAAATTAGTTGGTAAAGAATTTGTGCTTCTTTGGTTAATTAACTCTGACTGTTGTGTTGCTTGTAGTTTTGTTCTAGCATCTTTCCTGTCTTCTGCTAATTGTAATCCTTGTGTTTTTGTTTGAGAATCTAATTGAGCTAATTGCATATTATATTGAAATTCCTGTTCTAGCAACTGTTGTTTTAATTGCATTTCTGTTTGTATTTTTTCAATAGCGAAATTAGCTTTTGCTCTTTCTATGTTTATTGTTTCCTGCGTTAGTGCTTGTTGTTTTTGAACTTCAAACAATGCTGCTTGTTGAGCTGTTTGTTGGTTTGCTTGTGCTTGAGCATTTATGTTTGCCATTTGCTGCTCTTGTACAGTTTTTTGTTTCTTAGTTTTTCTAAGTTTTAATAATTGATTTGCTAATTTTAGATTTTTAATCTGTCTAATATCAATAGCGTCATCTAGATCTATGTTGCCACTTTGTAAAGCAATCTGTATATTTTGTTCCAACATCATTTTTTCTTCATCGTCTGGTTCTAATTCTAGATATATACCAAAATCATGAAGGTTTAAACTTTTTATTTCTTTTAAAGTAGAAGCGTTATAAGTTGTTATACTTTGCTCTAATACTTTTGCAGTAAGAGGAAAATCTAAACAGTCAGCAATCCTAAGAGAAACGTTTTCACAGGCTCTAAGAGTTAAATACATACTTGCTTGTAATATATGCTTAGTAGCTGTGTTAGAAGCATTAGCTGCCATTTTTTGAATTCCTACCAAAGCGTCTTTGTCTGGCATACTTCCATCTCTAGCTTCGTTTAAACCAGTTACATCTCTTATCATTTGTAAATAATATTGATAAGTTTGTATAAGTGCTGCTATTTTTGCTTGACCAGAAGAACTAGATAATTCTTGAATAGGTACTTTCCCTTGGTTTAAACCACCATCTTGAGACATTGATCTACCTACTATACTACCAGTTTGAAAATACATATTTAATGCTTCTGCTGGATTGTAATTAGTTCCATTACCTAAATCAACTTCCGCTAAACCATCTACATCCAAGAAAACACCATCAGGTATTATTCTAGACATTACTTGCTGTAACTTTAAGTGAGTCAATTGAATCATATCAGCAAAACCTGTGATCTTATTAACTATAGAGTCTATCCTACCTTTGTACATTCTAGGAGCACATATAACATAGTTCATTTCTACTTTAGTTGTGTCAGCATAAGGTCTTGTCATGTTTTCAGATAATTTCCATTCTATCATCATGTCAGTACCTAAAATCTTAGCTCCTGTGTATAATACCTCTATAGTTCTTGATACTCTCTCAAAGTTGTCGTTTATTGGTGGATTAAAATCATCTGTTTTTTCAATAGCTTTTTCTAAACCGTTTTCACCTTGTTTTATTTTAAAAACTTGGTTCATATATGTTTTGTATTCAAAGTATAAAACTTGAACTGTATTTTCATCGTAATTTCCCCAACCAGTTATATATTGTCTATTGCCTGGCATTTGTTGTATTTTATATAATTCTTCTTCTGATAAGTGTGGGAATTGTTTTTTTAATTCAGGTATTGTGACTGCTTTAACTTCTCCAACATAATATATGTCTTCAAAATTTGGATCTTCTGTGTAAGAGTAAACTAAATAAGCTGGATCAACATATTCTATCTGTATTCCTTCACTAACGTTAAAGTTCGTTTTCACACACGCGATACCAAGTACAGTTAAATCATAATTTAATCTTCTTCTAGTTAAATCCCATTTATTAGCGGCTAAAACATTGTTTATTGCTTCTTCTTCTGCTATTTCTATAGATTGTTTATAAGAAAGTTGCATGTGTAAATCTAATTCTTCTTTTGTTTCTGGTAACTCATCTTGTGGAAGAGGAGAAGCGTTAAAGTCTTTTCCTGTTAATTCTTTTGCTTTATTTACCAAATCCTGAGAATACATATCTCTTAATATAGACTGAGCATAGGAAGTTCTTGCTTTTAAAGACTCTGGATCTTGAGCGTATGCTTTTATATCATAAGTCTTTTGAGATGTTCCATTAACTACTATATCAACAAACTTAGATATAACAGGAACAGGTTTCCAATCAATATTCAAATAAGATAAATCACCATTTATAGAAAGTTCATCTTTATATTTTTGTACTGACTGTTCTCCTCTAGCATATAATCTCAATTGATGAAAATTATTCCAATTAGAAGAATATCTATTTTGTGAAGTTCTTCCCTGGTCAAACCATTCTTGTTCTATAGCACGAGAGACTTGAAGACCATATTCTTCTGAAGCCTTTACAGTATCAGGTACTACCTGACTTGGAAACGAACTATTTGTATTTGTGTATACTTTCATTTACTTGTTTATTTTTGATGAAGAACCTGTGTTATCATATTTCTTAATTCCTAGATCATAAGTCTTCTTAACAAAAGGAGCGGAAGGTGAGTATTTACTTTTATTACACGCCATTATAGCTAAACCAGAACTAATAGAAGCATCAAACTTTGTTCTATCGTTTATATCAAACCTAGCCCAGTCATTTAAAGTTCTATTAAAATACATATCACCATAACCCGTTTCTTTTAATCCAACAAATTCTTCTATATACGATTCTATAGCTGCGGCATGTGCTTGTTTTATGTCTTGACTTGAATTTGGAATACCTCCAATATCTTTTTCTGTTATAGACAAATTATTCCAAGATTTGTCTGGTCTATTCATTGAATAACCTCTATAACCTCTTCTTTTAAAATGAAAAAGCAATCTAGGTTTATTATTTTCTGCTAATATAGGCATACCATAAAAAACGCAAGCCATTAAGACCTCTTCAAAGAATATTTCCGCTGTTTGTGGTCTAGCTATATATTCTAAGAAAAAACTACTTGGAGGAATATCTTCCATTGAAAACTTAGTTAAACCACTTAAAGAACCATTAGACCCTTTGCCATCTACAGTTCCTGATATATCATAAGAGTCACAACCAAAAGCTCCGCAATGTTCATTTCCAGGATATTTAACTCCGTTTTTATATAAAATATTATTTTGAAGATGTAAAGGAGGAATCCAAGATACTAAAAATCTACCATCTTTATTAGGGTAAAACAA